CTGCAGGGACCCTGTCCCTGCAGACTTTCTTTTATAGTTGAAGATATATTCCTTTTATAGGAATGTCGTTGGATATCTATTATCGCCTCGTTCGGCGTAGATTACCAACTTCTGGCTACCAAAACCCCCCTCTTTAACAGGGGTTCGGTAGACTCAAGCTTCGGCTTGTTTAGTATCTCTTCTGTCAGAAGCGTATTTTATTTACTTTGTATACTATTTAACTAACAAAGTTTAGTCACAATTATTTGTGCCGTACACCTATCGTACGAAGCCTAGTCGTTCTTAATACGACTTTCCACACATCTTCCGTGTGGATGAGCATAAGAATTTGCTCAAGTATTTCCCTACAGTCATCACATCATGACTGTATCCGCTGCCCATCATTATTGCAATGATGTATCAGCTGACCATAAGAATTTGGTCTGTATAATATTTTGTGCGTTTTTTCACATTTGATTTCGTTAGAGAATCTGGTATATTCTCTTTAACACATATTACCCATTTGGATGTATTTTATCCATGCCTAGCGGAGAGGAGAAACTCCGCCACGTCTCTTTACTGATTAATCCGAAGACGTTAATGTCGGATAGAACTATGTTCTAATTAAGAACCGTATGGGACCAGGTTAATTGTATCTCCGATATACTTTTAATTCGCGCCAGTCCTAGTGTACGTAACACTTATATGGCAATCAGATGACCCAAAATCCTCGGTATTCAACTCTTTTGAGAGGAGGTTATACAAAGATGTCTAGTGCACACACAGCGGAAGAAAGTGCAACTCGCGAGCCTGACGCGACACTCAGAAGCCAGGGAATTTCCGGTTCCCAGACCTCCCCAAGGGGGGAGGAAGCTATCGATCTTGCTACATGCATGTCGAACTTATCCGTGGGAGAATGCTCCACGGAGGTCTACAACACCAAACGTGTCTTTAGAAATCCCGACCAGGAACCAAAGGTTCCAACTCTTACGCATCAGCATATGGCATCGTCCGGTCCCCAGACGCCTCGTTCTACGAGGTCGTCTAGGAGCTCGCGATCCAAAAATGCGCGTAGGAACAAGAAAGAAGATGTACCACCCGAAGACGAAGGGGAAGTCATTTCCCTAGATGATGCTACACCTCTTTCAATCCCCAGTGTCCATAATACTGGGTCCGTGTCCTCTGATCATTCTGATCCCCTTGAGATAGCACGTTCCCTAAATGATATTGTGAAGAGCGTCTCTGGTGACGCTGACACTGACGTGTTCGCCAAAATGGCGCATGCTATTGAGACTATTATTATAGGCTTTTACGGTATGGCCAAGGCTCAGGACACACACACATTTGCGACTCATTTTGTCCAGATGTGCCACAGTGTTTACGGAAAGTCCATTGGATTAAGCATCTATGAGATGCTCTCTTCCATGGGCATTACTGGTTCTCAAGCTAATGATAGCACCGATCCTGACTGGATTTGTGCCGTTCGTCTTATGCTTGAAGACTGGTCTGCCTTCGTAAACTCACCTCTTATGTGCGTTGGAACAAAGATTATTGGGATGGTAGTCGCTTTAGGCTTCTGTTCCCTTGAGGATCTAAAATTTGAAGTTTGTGGGCTTCAATTGTTTTCCAACGTCGTTGTACCTGAAAAACTAAATCTTTCAGACTTTGCTTCCACTGCCATGTCAGTGCTTAGCTTGTTAGTCAATCAAGGTTATGAATGTTTTAAGTACAAGACCTACACACCTTTGCTGTATTCAGATGACAAGATTGTTCCCATCATGAAGAAGTGCGCCGAATGCGAGAAATTGTCTCGCTTGCACCATACAGGGAACTTGATAGACGGTCTCATTGATGAGGCCGGTTTTGCCAATATGCTCAAGGAAACTAAGGACGATTTGCTTCGTCTGGCCAATTTCGTGAGATCTGCACCATCAAAGAAGCTGCTCATGGATAAGTACACCAAGATTAAGTTATTGGAAGCTCAATTTCAAGCTAAATTGTCCACTGGCGGTCTGAAGATTGCTCCTTTCGTGATTGGTATTTTTGGTGGATCTTCTGTAGGGAAATCCTCCATTAACGCTATACTAACTGCGTGTCTTCTGAGAGCTATGGGCGTGTCGTACCTTGATAAGGATCAGCTTCACGTCAATTCTATGGAGCAATACGTGTCAGGTGCACACAATGGTATCACATCTATGAGTTACGATGAGATGGGACAGATCAAACCCAAATACATGACTACCCCAGATATCGTGTCTTTCATGCAGATGGCCAATAACCACAAAGTGCACTTGAATATGGCGGAACTCGAGCTCAAAGGTGTGACAGCGCCTCAGCCTGCATTGTTGACGAATCAGCGCAACGTGAAGGATGGTGGCGCCAGAGAAATCATTCAGGAGCCCCTTGCGTTTTCAAGACGTGAGCATTACATTGCCAATACGTTTGTGCGTCCAGAATTTGCCACTCATGGCATGCTGGACTCTAGGAAGGTTAGGGATTATTATGGTGGTGCTGTCATCATTCCTGATGCTTGGATAATTCGTCTTGAAAAAGTTGTACCCCGTACTGATGGAGTTATTACTTCCAAGACCAATATCATCAAAACCGAGTATGATTATGAAGTTGTCACCACTCCTGATGGTAAGAAGATGGATGCGGCCAGCATCCATGAAGTGATCGATTTCTTGATAGAGGAGGCCAAAGAATATATGGCTTTCCAAAAGCAACTCGTTGAATCTAGCACTGAGATCGGTTCAAAAATTCCTTTCTGCGATAAGCACAAGAAGATGCTTTCTGCTTGCGGATGTCAAGTGCCCAACAAAGTGTGTGAGGAAAAGGAGCCCCCCCTGCCCGGATACAATTGCAATGAAGGTGATGAGAATGATGTAGATGAAGTATCTACCTTGACACCTGTGCAACACACCTCTGGATTTGACAGAATGATCAGAGATGCCGTTACTATGCTTTACAACAGAAACAGCACTACTTCTTTTCTTCAAAGTCTGGATCCAGCAAAGTTTCCGTATAAGAAGACAGAGGAGGAACCGGTGCAAACTACAGTGCACTTGGGTCTTCCCCAGTATAGACCTCGCGGTGGTTACAAGAAATTGTACAAAGGGGTCACGACTGCTCTTGTCTCTGCAACGGTCATGGGTATTTATGATTCCGCCACCAGTGTGTTCAAGGACACAGTGGAAAGTAATCTGGACGACTTGTATTACATGTACAAGCGGAAGGGTCCGTTTGACTGGATCAACTGGATACCCGAGGAGTATTTTCACCATTCCTTTGTGCAAGATACCCTGGTACACAAGCGGCGCAGCACTCTTCTGATGGTGTTGTTGTTCATCCTCAGCTTTATTGGAGGCTATTACGTTTTGGTACTTTCCTCGGGAGCTTGGATACTTCCACTGTTGAGTGCATACATTTGGTTTTGTTACCGCAATTTGCGTTCCTTGCATGATCGATTGATTTGGGCGCAACTTGTGCAAAGTCATACAGATGTCCCTGCCTTTGTTAAATCTATTCGCGAGGACCACAAGACCGCGTTATTCAGAGCCTCAGCTTTCTTGGCGCTTTCGATTACCGTCTATAAAGTGTGGAAGTTCATGAATTGGACTTTTCCTTGGCAAAAAACGGAAGTGAAAGAAGTGCTCCCCTTGTCATCGGCAGATAAGAAGGTGCTCCCCGTATCTACGGTAGGGCAAGTATCCACAGAGCCCAAAAAGATAACCCATAACACCATTACTCCTAAAACGGATGAAGATTTCGCACGGAAGAATTCATTAGGCAAGCTTGATGCTGTCATCGCCAAGGAGAATAATTGGGGTAGGGTTTATCGTGCTGAGATTCCAGTATCGCCCAAAGCACTCACCACCTGTAAGGAGGACTTTCACAGACTTGTGCAGGGTAATCTGCTCATGATGGAGTGGGTTTGTCCTGTCCGCAATGTGAGTTGTAACGTGCTAATACTCATGGTGTGTAGCAATAGAGGCCTCACTGTAGGCCATTTCGCACCAGAGAGCGATGTCTCTATCAGATTCACCAAGCAATCAGGTGATAGTTCAGCAAACTTCACCTGTTTTGTGGGTCCCAAGTCTGTGGTCCCATTTGGCCAGGATAGCGCTTTGGTGTACGTACCTAAGGGTGGTGCTTTCAAGGATCTACTTCCTTTTTTCACTGATGGGAAGCCTGATAGTGAATATGGATACTTGTGCGTTCGAAGGAAGGACCACAACGGTGAGGTCTTTAAGGCAGGAGGCATTTCTCCAGCTTTCATAGAGAATATTGCTGGGAGAATTGATGTGTACAAATACGATCTCCCAGAAGTGCCTTGGTCTGGTCTTTGTGGCGCACCATTGTTGGTTGATGGTATGCGCAGGGCCATCGTCGGTATACATCAAGCGGGCGACTTACCTGAGTTGCAGACTACCAAGGGCTATGCGGTGCCTATTCTCAAAACGGAATTGCTGCAAGCCCTGGCTGATATGTCTGAGCGTTGGTTTGAGCCATTGAATGCAGGTACTATGCCTACTTCCTCGTATGGCACTCAACTCATTTATGACCAATCATTGCACGCAAAATCGCCGCTCCGCACTATGGTTCACGGACACTTTGAGTTTTTGGGGAGTGGCCCTGGAAGGGCTACTTTCCATCCCACTGCACACTTGCTACCGTCCTGCAGGTTGGTGGAGGAGAAATTTGGCGTGAAGTGCAATTGGCGTGCGCCGAAGATGGAGAAGCCCTGGGAGACCACCGTTAACTACATGGCCAATTGTAGTCATGGTGTGGAACCCGAATATCTGGATTGGGCTCAGACTGACTATCAAGAACAGTTTGATCGCATGGAATTTGAGTGTCCTCACTTATTGAATGAAGTGCGTGTTCTCACTGATGAGGAAGCTATCAATGGGCTCTATGATCCAGTGGACATTAGGTTCATGGATGCAATAGACATGACCACAGGTGCTGGACTTGGTGGAAAGAAGAAAAAGGAGCTGGTTACAGAGATGGAAGATCCGCTCACTGGTAGGATACGCAGATTCCCAACGCAGGAACTCAGTGCAGAGATGCAAAGGATAGAGAAGTGCTTCGAGAGAGAGGAGCGCTGCTATACTATATTTAAGATGTGTCCGAAAGATGAAGCTGTGAATAAGGATAAGATCCGCTTCTTTTGTTGCGGACAATTTGCATTCACTCTCGTTGCCAGAAAGTACACTGCATATCTCTTGTGGTTGTGGAAACAATCTATCGAGTATTCTGAGTGTTGCGTCGGTATGAATCCTCATGGACCTGAGTGGGACGAGTGGACCAAGTGGCACACGGAGTATTCCAAAGAACGTATCTTCGATGGTGACTACTCTAAGTACGATCTCACCCAGAGCTCCATGGTCAAGGCATCAACAGCGCAGTTGTTTTTGCATATTGCTGCTGCTTGCCCCAATCTGGGGCCTAGAGATAAGCTGATGATTCGTGGGATTTTCACGGAGATCATGTATCCACTTGTGTGTGTGAACGGAGATATAGTTCAATTTTTCGGTTTCTCACCATCTGGAGTGTTTGGCACTGTGGAGTATAATGGTTCCGATAGTGGACATATCTTGCGTTCTGCGGCTAAGAAGCTGAACAGCGATCTGGTGTGTTTTAGAGACGCTGTGAAGTTGGGTAACTACGGCGATGATGTTGCTGGTGGTGTTCATGAAGACCACCAATATTTCACAGCACGCAACGTAGCGCCCATTTTACTTCAGTGGGGTTACAAGTTCACCCCTGCGGATAAGTCTGAGGATTTCACCAGTGATTGGAACCCTGGTGGAGCCTTTCTGAAGATGACCTCTGGCGAGATCGAAGATTGTGAAATTGCCGTTGGTGCTTTGGAAAAAGCCTCCATCATGAAACCACTCATGATTGGTACCCAATCTGTTCTCACACCTGAAGCGCAAGTTGCTACTAATATCAATGGAGCTATGCATGCTATTTTTGCTCATGGTAGAGAGGAGTATGAGGACATGAGGGCTAAACTTATTGAAGTTGCCCAAGAGCTCGATATTCTAGTGTGGTGTAGTCGTTTGAAAATTAATTACGACGCTCACCGCGCAGAATGGTTCGAGAGGTACATGGGTGAGCCTTAATTGGCCACCCAGTACCACGGTCGGGAATCCGTTAATTCGTCCCTCCTAGCGTAGGCACATGCTAGTTAAACCAAAGTTTCCCAACACCTTCTGATTACGATATAAGAGAATGCCCGTTCTCTCACAAACGCTTAAGGTGTTGATGTATCCATCCTCGATATGGATCCCCTATTTAGGGGTGCGTTACAGCGCAGGGCAGAACCTAGCACACTTGGTCTGAGTCGACTGTGTGCTTGAATATGACTTACTGATAATGAACAAACACAAGACCGTGCTCCAATTGAATCTGCCCATGAGCAAGTTCAATTCGGTTCCAATGAGTCGGGAGAATGCGTAGGAGAACGCGCTTTCGACGACCAAACCTTCCAAACTACAGATGTGGATAGTTCCTTGGGGACTTTCTTATCTAGGCCAGTCAAGATATACCAATTTGACTGGAATGTTGGAATTCCAGTGGAAGAAATAATAAATCCGTGGAATTTGTTTATTCAAGATGTTACTAACATTTTGAAAGTTTCGCGATTTAGAGCTATTAGGGGCAACCTCAATCTTAAGATTCAGATTGCTGGTAGTCCCTTTTTCTCAGGGAGATTGATGGCCTCCTACTTTCCACTAGAGTACTTTGATGCTCAGAAAACTGACATCACCACAACAACCACTAAACTTATTCGTGAGAGTCAAAGGATCACTGCTTATATAGATCCTACTCTGAGCGAAGGTTGTGAAATTGTATGCCCTTTTTACTGGTTTTACAATGCTGTTGACATGCTCACTGGTGAATATAATTTGTTGGGTAATCTCACAATAAGAGATTTGGCCCCTTTGAGATCTGTTTCTGAAACATCTTCCACTGCTAATGTTACTGTTTTTGCGTGGATGGAAGATGTGTCCTTTGTGGGGCAGACCTACTCTACAGTTCAACCTATACCACCTCCTCTTCTCACTCAAGCTCATATGGGTGAGGTGGACGAAAAAGGTCCCGTGTCTAAGGTAGCTTCTGCAGTACAAAAGATTTCGGGTGCTTTATCATCTGTACCTGGGATTGGGCCATACGCTATGGCTACGAATGTTGCTGCGGGCAAAGCCGGCCAAGTGGCAAAGATCTTTGGCTACTCTCGTCCTACTGAGATTGAGTCTGCTAAGAAATTTGTTCGGTTGGATGCCCCTGCAATGGCAGTCACCAATGAGACTTTCCCCGAGTATCAACTTGCTGTTGACGTTCGGAATGAGTGTACAATAGATCCCTCGGTGGCTGGATTTCCTCAAAAAGATGAGCTTGATATAGCCTTCCTAGCTGGGAAGGAGTCCTTTCTCACTTCTATACCTTGGGGCCTGGTTAATGGCCAGGGGGATATTCTGTTTAACTCAGGAGTGTCACCAATGATGTTTTGGAATCAAGCCGGATTGATTGTCTACACTCCCATGGGATACATAGCAGAATTGTTTTCTTACTGGAGAGGTTCTATAGATTTCCGGTTTGAGATATGTTCCTCGGCTTTCCATAAAGGAAAATTGAAATTATCCTACGATTCTTCAGCCCACCCTACTATGGGTTTGCAAGAAATAGGTACTTTCAATACTGGTGAGAACCTCGTTGTAGATATATCTGAGGATAGGGATTTCACCGTTCGAGTTGGTTGGGCGCAAGTTGCACCGTATCAGCAGCTTGCTTTTGATATTAGGGGTGCTACACAACGGCGGTTTGCTGTTGCTAATATGGCTCCTTATCAACCCACTGCAGAGTTGAATGGTATGATAACTCTGACTGTACTCAATCCTCTGACATCACCGTACAACGCTACAATGAGTGATGCTGACATACAAATCAATGTGTATGTCAAGGCTGCACCTGATATCCAATTCGGTGTTCCTTCTGAGCGTCTTGCTGATAAAAGCTTTGGAGACTCCGACCCAGTTGCTCCAGTTGCAACAGTAGCGCATATGGGCGTTGATCCAACAGAGGTCTCTACCATGACTGAGATACACACATTCGGGAGACCTATTCCCCAAGATGCTAGTGATCTTATTTTCTTTGGTGAATCAATCGTGTCTCTGCGCTCATTAATAAAACGCTTTGAGAACTTGACAGTGGATGTCACTGAGGTAACTACCGAGACCTGGCTTAAATTGTGGTTATCAAGATTTCCCTCTGCAAGAGGTCTCTTGACTCCCACGATCACACCTTGGACACAAATGACTACCCTCAATTGGGTGTCCGCTCTTTTTGTGGCTCGCAGAGGAGGTGCCCGGTATATCTTGGACAATCAAACGACGGCTAAGGTCATCGTAGAGAATGTCCAACCCGGAACTGTCACTTCACTGCCCTTTAAGACGTCCCAGGTTATTGGAGCAGATTCTTTCGCCAAAGCTAGAAACATGCTCAACTTTACCGATTCTGGTGCTGCTGGGCAGCAAATTATTGGTGATGGGCTTTCAGCAGTCTACTTGCCTTATTATAGTAATAAGCGTTTCTTTCCTGCGAAGGATTACTATAACAATCTGCTCGAAGATACCTCGTTCTCTTGTGCCTACAGGGTGCCTGAGAACACAGACTCCTATCTTGCTTTCGCTGTTGCAGCAGCTGAAGACACGACCTTTCATGGTTTCATGGGAGTACCATTAGTCTACAGACTACTTTTTCTGTAGTTGGCTTCGGCCATAAAAACAATTTACCACTATCTTCGATATAGTGGAACCCCACTTTATTAAAGTGGTCACGCTCGGGCGGCCCGAGCACGGTCCTTAGGGGTCGTTAGACTAACGTCTTTGAAAACACACGCGAACTTTTGCTTTTTCAATTCAGACGTTGGTCTGGATGTAATTTTTACAAACAGGTCGCACTTTCATTTGGTTAGCCTAGATTCGCAAACATAGACCGCAAGATTTTCAAAATTTTATCTTGTGTCTCTGTGTCTAGGCTCGCCTTCCCAAA